CTTGGTTCCCCCAAGGCGGCCCGAACATGCGGTCTCAGTTTACTTATATGGCGCTCGTCCGGGCGTGCTACGGCAAGCTGCTGCCGGAAGAAGTGGACAAGGTTCTCCAGCTGGATGTCGACACCGTAGTGGTGGATAACATCGACGCGCTGTGGGATATCGACATCAGCCACAAGTGGATGGCGGCATGCGAAGAGAAGAACAACAACTACTGGAAGCCGTGGGGCATGGAGTACTTCAACGTCGGCGTCTGCATGATTAACCTCAAAGCTGTGCGCGAATGCGGCGTTGAAGACGAGATGATTAAGTGGCTGAATACCGAGCAGACCAAGTTTGTCGAACAGGATGCGTGGAATAAGTTCGGCGCACCCCGGAAGTTTGTGAGGCTGGACAGCCGGTACAACGATTGTTACTGCAACGGATTCACAGATAATCCGGCCATCGTACACTACGCCGGGTTCAAGAACTGGTGGGAAGACCCGAAGTGCTACCGGAAAGAGTACTACAAGAAGTACAAGGACATGACGTGGAAGGGGGCGTTCGAGTGCAGGGGAGAGACGTTCGAGGAGCCGAAATCGGCACCGAAGAAAACAACCCGCACACGGAAAGCGAAAAGCTCCGAATCCTGATCGCCGTCCCTACCTTTGAGTCCATCTTCCCTGAAACGTATCAGGGCATCTGGAATCTGGACAAGTGCGGACACACCGCCGACTTCTTGACTGTAAAAGGGTATGATTGCGCCACCGCCAGAAACCGGATTGCACAAGCTGCTATTGCAGGGAAGTACGATTATGTGCTGATGGTGGACAACGATGTTGTCCTGCCTGTAGATGCACTGAGGCTTCTTCTGGAAGACCCGGTGGATGTATGCCTTGGGTACTACGCCCACAGGGGCGAGAAGAACGAGTACAGCGGACGGATGAACGTCTGCCGGTACGATAACCCGAATGAGTTCGGTTTCCCTTATCGGAACTATCCGTTTGAGTCCGAGTACACCGTACAGGACTTGGAGAAGTTCAAGCAGGAAGGGAAGAAGAAACTTCGGATACACGGCGGCGGCATGGGCTGCGCCCTGATCAAAGTGGACGTGTTCAGCCGGACGGAGTTCCCGTGGTACGACTGGGTCAACAAACCAGACCCGGAACAACCGATGCTGAGTGAAGACCTGTTCTTCTGCGAACGCTGCGTACAGAAACAGATTCCCGTGTACACCGATGTACGAGTCGGCTGCGGCCACATCATGAGGAAAGTGCAATGGCCGGAGTAGCGGAGCTTCTGAATGAATGGACGCAGGGCGCCCTGCAAATCACCGCTGAAATCAACGGCAGATATCACACGATTGAAGAAAACCGTGCACTGATGTCGCTGCTGACAGGCGTGAAGATAGACGATACATTTGCGTTCTCACCCCCGTTCTATACCGATTGCGGAAAGAATATCCGGTTCGGCAAGAATGTGTTTCTGAACTGTGGCTGCTTCTTTCAAGACCTCGGCGGTATCCGCATCGAAGACGATGTCCAGATTGGCCCCGGCGTAACGATTGTGACGATCAACCACTGCCTCGCCCCGGAAGACCGGGACGTAAGAGTCACGGAATCCGTAACGGTCGAAAAGAACGTGTGGATCGGGGCGAACGCGACCATCCTGCCGGGAGTGACCGTCGGTGAAAACGCCGTAGTCGGCGCAGGCTCTGTGGTGACGCATGATGTACCGCCAAACACGGTAGTGGCCGGGAATCCGGCGAAAGTGATCAGGCAGATATAGGACGAAACTTTACAGGCCCTCGGTGACGGGGGCCTTTTCCTCAAACAGGGGGCAATAAAAAATGATGACTCAAGAAGAACTCGACGTGTTCGTCAACGAACTGATCGAGAGTTCGGGGGAGTAACGATGGCAACGATTTCAGCCGCAACGAACGAAAAAGTATACAGCATTCCGAAGTGGCTGGGGCTGAACGAGAACCCGGACGGGGAGACTCGCCTGAAAGTAGGGGAAGCCGGGGAGATGGTCAACTGGAAGATCACCAGAGACGGCAACCTCAAAAGACGGCCCGGAACAGAATTCATCGCAGGCCTACGCTTCGCTGGCTACGAGATTAGCACATCTGCCATTGCCACGACATTCCAGCCGTATGCCGGAACAGATGAGCTGACGATCTACGCCATTGCGGAGTGCAGCACGAACCCCGGTCAGGTAGCTCTGAGCGGAACATCGGATACCTACACTCTGGCTGACTTTTATGACAGCCAGAGTCTGTGGAGCGATTCCGACAAGTTCTATCTGTGGTTTGACGAGCTGGCGTACATGGTGAAGAAAGGCAGCTTCGGCAAGGCCGGGGATGTGTACAGCGTGGATGCGTACAGGATAACCGCTGTTCCGGTTACGCCGAATACCAGAGCCGTCATGGGCATGTGGTCAGGCATGGTAGGCACGCACGAAGTGATGCTTGCCGGATGTGACGGCAAGCTGTGGAGCCTGTACGATGACACGACAGACACGCTGGGCCGCGACCTTGTAGGCACGATGAATACCGACAAAGGCGTGTTCTTTATTCCGTTTGACGGCAAGGTGTACATCCTCAACGGCTATGAATACTACCAGTATGACGGAACCAACCTGACTGCCGTGGACGGCTACATGCCGCTGGTGGCAATTACCATCGGGCCTCTCGATACAGACTCAGACGAGGATACCGTTAACGATACAGCATCGAACCCCGGTGAGCTGACAGGCGAGTATGTAAACCGCCTGACTGGTAAACGGAGAGTCTGGCTTTCTCCTGATGGCACGAACGGAACATTCCAGTTGCCAGAGAAAGACCTTTACGCCATCAGCAAGGTAATCGACCTGACTACCGGAAACGAAGTGACTGGCACATGGACAGGAACTCCGTCTACCGGACAGATTGCGTTTTCTACAATTCCGGCGAAAGCGGTGAACAGCCTTGAAGTACAGTACGAAGCCAAGACCTACCAGAACAGCGGTGGAACCTACACGAACTATCGGAGCCAAGTTACTGGAAACCTATTTGCTGAATTGTTCTCCGGCACTACTGACACACGCATATTCATCTACGGCGATGGTACCAACCGCACCATCTACTCCGGGATGGACTATGACGGAATGCCCAGAGCCGACTACTTCCCAGACCAGTACGAGGCTCGGATAGGCGATTCCAATACGCCGATCACTGCGATGATTCGGCACTACTCCTCGCTGATTTGTTATAAGCCTAATGAGTGCTGGGCAATTCAGCACGGCATTGTGGAGCTGGCAACGAGCGACCTGACTCCGGCGATCTACAGCCAGCCTGTGAACAGGGATATCGGGAATGTAGCTCCCGGTCAAGTGCGGCTGGTGAACAATAATCCGATCTCGCTGTGTGGGCATGAGGCGTATTCGTGGAGCAACAGTTCTTACTACACCTCGAATCTCTCCAGAGATGAGAGGCAGGCAAGGCGAATCTCCGACCGGATACAGGCATCCATTAAGGAGCTTGATCTCTCCAAGGCGATGACTTGGGATGATAACGATGGTCAGGAGTATTACATCAGCGAGAACGGCATCACGCTCGTCTACAACTACGCACAGGATGTCTGGTACAGATACGAGGGAATCAGTCCTGCCTGCATGTGCAATCTCCACGGAGAATTGTACATCGGTACGGCAGACGGCAAAGTGCTGTGGCTGACATATGAAGCTGCCGGAGACGAGGGTGAGCTTGTCCGGGCCACATGGAGAAGCGGTGCGATGGACTTCGGTGCGAACAACATGCGGAAGTTCTCGTCCATGCTCTGGGTAGGCATTAAACCCGAAGAGGGAACCAGTGTGGATGTCACGCTGATGACTGACCGGAAAGACACGTTCAGAACCAAGGCCGTACCAAGCGACAGGGCAAGAGTCGATGGCGCTCCGTTCATGACTCGTATCAAGCTGAAAGCCAAGAAGTTCGTGTACTACTACATCGGGCTTGGACAGCTTGAGAAACAGCCCGCGGCCACTGTGACGGATGTGGCTATCCGGGTGCGGACTACAGGGTATGCGAGGTAACGCCTATGGCTAAAACAGGCAACCTGACTGGCGACCTTGACCAGCTCTGGCTGATGGCCTCAAACAGAGTAAAGGCATACAGAGAAATCGTACAGCAGGCAGAAGAAGGCAAACTGCCGATTGCTACCAAACAGGAAGTAATCAACAACGCCAATAACCTGAAGACTCTTATCCAGCAGCTTGGCGATGTCGTTGATGAAAACATCGGCGCTCTGGAATATGTCATGCAAGAGAACTATCTTGCCAAGGCAGACCTTGATCCCTCTATGGCTCCACAGTTCGGGCTGGAGTGGGATGCCGATGAAGAGAAGTATCTCGACAGCCTTACCGGAATTTATTACGAAACTATCCTGACAAAGATACAGGCTGAAGCAGAGGCGATTACCGAATCGTTCACTTTGCAGCAGGCTACCATTCTACAGGGGAATATAGACGATCTGAACGAAGCGATGATAGAGAATGTCAATATCATCAACGGGCAGATTAAGAGAGGATTCATCACGCTGTATCCGGGTACGCCGGACGAGCAGATAGTATTCGGGATTGTCATTGCAAGCCGGAATGTGTTTGCGTCATCCGGCTCCACATACACGCCAGAGGGCGAGACGAATGTTTACTACGAGATCGCAAGCGACAGCGGTATGGCATACGGCCTTTACACCGCTACAGGCTGGCAGTTCTGGAACGGCGATCAGAAGTTGGGCTGGTTTGATACTACAGATGGGCAGTTACATGTGAATAACATTAACATTGAGGCAAACTTTATTATGGGCGACTGGCGGCTGACGAACAACGGCACGGCTTGGGGCATCAAGTATGTGGGGTAATATATGGGTCTGACAGGAACAACTTCATTCCCGGTTGGCAATGCCAACACAAGGTGCTGGTTCCGAGTTCACAGCACAGGTGGTTGGAGCGGTTGGAGAGCATGGACTTCCGGCAAGATTGACGGCCTGTTCTATAACTACAGTTTTCTGGGAAACCGACTCCAGTATTCCTATGATGACACGCTGACCTACCAGTTCCGGTATGTGGCATTCAAGGTGGTTACGGATGCTGCCGGATGCAGCAGCCTGTCTTTCAGTTTTGCAGAAAGCGTAGACATCTCAGGGTGCAGCTTTGCGAAGACCACTACAGATGTAACGTCCGCATCCGGTATTCCGAGCAGTTGGGCTTCTACATCGAAGAGTGGGAAGACATTCTCCGTCAGTAACGTTTCGATGCTACCGAACACGACCTACTATGTGTGGCTGCGTTCGGACGATACCACAACCGGGCATTTTGCAACCGGAACATGCACGATCTCCGGCTCCGGCACTTACGGAAGCCCCGGCAACATCACGGCGAACAACACGAACTTCGATTCGCCGATCAACATGAGTTACGCCTCGTCCACATCCGGCGGCACATACACCGTCAAGGTGAAAGTGGGATCGAGCGCGGAAGTAACGCTTCAAACACAGAGTAGCACTTCTTCCCGGTCGTGGACTCCGGCGCTTTCCACTTACGGATCGTCTTACCCGAACCAGAGTTCGGTATCCTGCGTGATTACGGTATCCACATACTTCGGAGGCGTGCTTGCGGGAACGAAGACGAAGACGGTGACGATCTCGTTCACGGCGGCGCAGGCCGGGCCAAGCACATCTTCGGCGTTCTCGATTGCCCCGTACAATACAAGCCCGATTGCCGGGATGACAGGGTACATCCAGAATTACTCAAAGATACGGGCATCGTTTACAAGCGGAAATGTTACGACTCGTTATGGCGCGACTATCAGCAAGTGGACTGTAAAGTTTGGCTCTGCGGCAGCGACAGATGTTGCAACAAGCACGACAACAAAGGATAGCGGTGTTATCTCCGCAACGACATCGGTAGTCTGCACGGTAGTAGACAGTCGTGGCTTCACAGCAAGTGAGACCTATACAGCCACTATTACACCATATCAAACTCCAAGTCTGACTACTGCAAGCGGTTTCAGGTGTGACAGTACAGCCACAGCAGACGATGCTGGAACATATGTCGCCATTACAATTAGCACATTGTATGCAGATATAGACAGTCAAAACACGATAGCAGTACAGGCGTTCTCCAAACTGGCAAGCTCTGCAACTTACGGGGCGGCTGTCGATGTTCTTGGCGGCACAACTTCTACATCTGGCACGAACGACATATATGCCATTACAGACTTCCTAATTTCCGGGTATGCAGATGCCGTATACGATATAAAAATCGTGGCTACAGACGCACTTGGGAATACAGATACGAAGTACCTGAAGATCACATCGCAGGCGTGGGCGCTGCACTTCAGAAACGGCGGGGCCGGGGCTGCGATTGGGAAAGTAGCCGAAGCAGATAACCAGCTCCAGATACCGGATGACTGGGAATACTACAGAGGCGTTAATAAGGCTGTGTTGTCTGCGTACCCTGTTGGTTCTATCTATATGTCGGTTAACTCGACAAACCCCGGCACGTTGTTTGGCGGCACTTGGGAGCGAATTACCGGACGGTTCCTGTTGGCGGCGACAGACGGCGGTGCTGCCGGTGGCAACGGCAACGCAAGCATTGCACCCGGTTACACAGGCGGTGAGGCAACACACACGCTGTCTGCCGCAGAAATGCCAGCGCATAACCATCAGGTACTACAGGCATCCGGCAACGGCAACTCCATTGTGCCAAACGGTCTTACAAACGGCGCGAGAACGATAGCCGCTTATCACGCTGGCTGCGGGTGGATTCCTGCAGGAAGTACATATATCGGGCAGAAATCGTGGGAAGGCGACACGAACAGCAAGGGGTCAAGCAGCGCTCACAACAACATGCCGCCATATCTTGCCGTGTATGTTTGGAAGCGCACAGCATAAGGAGAATGACTATGTATATTGTAATCGAAATTCAGGTTAACGGCGATCAGGTGGGAACCATCGTCAACAAGTACGGTTCAAGAGCAGAAGCCGAATCGCAGTATCACACGGTTCTGGCAGCGGCTGCAATCAGCAGTGTGCAGATTCATTCTGCTACGATGCTGTCTGCAAGCGGAAAGGAATTGATGAACCAGTCGTATGTTCACGAGGTAGCGTAATGACTATCCCAGAGAAAGCTGTCGAATGGGCGATTCAGACAGCGAATGACAACAGCCACGGTTACAGCCAAGCAGACCGATGGGGGCCTGACTATGACTGCTCCAGCTTCGTCATCACGGCCTACCGGAAAGCTGGCCTGAAGCTGACAGGGGCATCCTACACCGGGAACATGCGGAGCGCATTCCTCAACGAGGGATTCTTCGATGCGACCAAGCTGGTGAACCTCGGCTCCGGCGGCGGTATCCAAGCAGGCGATGTTCTGCTGAACGATGCGGCGCATACATGCATTGCAATCGGTGCAGGGCGTGTGGCGAACTGCCGGACAGACGAGGGGCATCCGCAGGCAGGCGACCAGAGCGGCAACGAAATAAGATTGCAAGGGTACTGGAATTATCCTTGGAACTGCGTTCTGCGGTACAAGGAAAAGGGCCAGCAAGTTGAAGAAATGCCGCATGGAGACTTTGAGTCAGGATCGTATTTGGACGGTCTTGCAAGCGTTGTTGGAGCGAAGCCAGTCGCAAGCGCAAACACCAATACGGATGTGAAGCCTGTCATTGGAAATTCGTCAGCGAATACAAATATTGAGAGTCACGGATGGAAACCGGGTACACTGGAGAGAAGCAACAAATACTCGGTGGACAATGTGATTCTTCAGGGGCTGCTGACGAGAAGAGGCTTCAACTGTAACGGCATTGACGGATACTTCGGGCCGCTTACCGAAGTAGCTGTGAACCACGCAAGGCGGTACTATGACATGGAGAGAAACGGCAAGTGCGATTACGCACTCTGGGTGAAGCTCCTGTTAATTGAGAGGTGATGGTGATGGGTGACATCAAGGAACTGGAAGACCGCATCAAGAGTCTGGAAGAGCGCATGGCCCAGAAAGACGTTGAGTTTGCGGTCATCAACACAAAGCTGACTGCCATCTTATGGGGCATCGGCGTAACTGGTACGGCGGTTATCGGCGTACTGATCAAAATGATTTTTGGAGCGTGATGAAATGGAAGGCGTAACAATCTGGGCGATTACTGTTATCTGCTACCTGATCGCGGAAGGCGTGAAGGCTACCCACAGATGTGACGAGTGGATTCCGATTATCTGCGGCGTACTGGGCGGCATCCTCGGCGTAGTCGCCATGTATACGATGGCAGACTTCCCGGCGAACGACATCATGAACGCAGTAGCAATCGGCATCATTTCAGGATTCGCCAGCACCGGTCTCCATCAGGCATGGCATCAGCAGACCGGCAAACACGAGGAGTAAACCATGCCCTACACGACTACAGGAACCATCACCGGGATGAACGTCTTTGAACGAGCAATCACGCTGATGGATGAACTGAACGATGCCGGGGAGTACGTTCACGATGACACCACAGAATACCAGAACAGGACGCTGGCGATTCTGAACACGCTCATCAATGAACTGTACCCGTACTCGGATACGTTCCCGAAGTACACGGAATGGCAGAGCGACCGCAGGCCGGTGCTTATGCCGCTGACGGCGTTGTCATCGGTCATTGACCTCGATGACTACTGCTCCGGCACGGTATTGCCATACGGACTCGCGGCGCACCTGTTGCTCGATGAGAATCCAACTGCGGCAGGCTACTTCCAGCAGCGGTATGATGAACTGAAGCTGGCGCTGCAAAGAGGCGCTGGCAGACTTGCGGAGTCTGAGGACATCGTGGATATCTACGGCCCGAACGGCGGGCTGCATCCATACAACGAGTTCTCGATGTGGAGCTGAAAGGGGCGGTATAAGTGGCTGAAAAGCGGATGCCGGAACAACCGCCCCATCCGGCTGAAGAGAAGAAGGTACGCAGGATAGCAAGGCCGTACAAGACTCCAAACGACCTGTTCAAGAAGATGCGGGAATACTTCGCAGACTGTGAGATCGCGCCGGACTGGAGACAGATTACCGTGGCCTTCTCGGAGCTGGCGAAGCAGGCTGAGGAAACCGGCGAGTGGAAGGGCCTTCAGAAGGACTACCAAACGCTGGCAGACAAAATCCTGAACAGTGCCTGTTTCCCGGACGAGGCCGGTATGCGAATCCATCTGGACCTGAGTCACGAGAGCTACAAGTCCTATAAAGAAGACCCGGATTACGAGAAGGTTTTCGACTGGGCCCAAGACATGAGAGAAAGCTGGGCAGCGAGAAGGCTTGCTGCCGACCCAAGATCGGCGCAGGCCTTTCTCAATATCCTGAAGCAGGCCGGTAACGGCGGCTGGGTGGACAGGAAGACAGACTCCGGCGACAGGACGCTGACTATTAAAAGCGCTGGCGTCGGTGGAGTAGAGGCGTTTGGATAATGGCAAGACCAAGAACAAACAGCCTGCCGAAGGATGCGGTATGGGACGCCGGTGAGGCGAACCCGAAGCAGCTCCTGTTTTATCAGGCGCGGACGCCGTTCGTGGCATACGGCGGCGCCAAGGGCGGCGGTAAAACCCACGCCATCCGAACCAAGGCCTTCGGCGGGGCATTGTATAACCCGGGCATCAAGATACTGATCATGCGTCAGACTTACCCGGCACTGGAAGAAAACCACATCGTCCCGATGCGACGGCTGGCGGCAAAGACCGGCGCAGCAACATACAACGGGACGACGCACATGCTGACCTTTGTAAACGGCTCGACAATCCGATTCGGACACTGGTCCGGTCAGGATTCCGAGGAAGAATACAACGGTCAGGAGTATCACTAGGTGGCCTCACTGGATATTTATAGACGAAGCTACCCAGTTCAGCGAGAGGGCATATAACTTCCTCGGCGGCCTTCTTCGAGGCGCCGATGACATCCCGCAGCGAATGTTCTTAACCGCTAACCCCGGCGGGGTCGGCCATCGCTGGTTCAAACGACTCTATGTGGACAAGCAGTATAAGACCAACTGCGCCGACCCTGAAGAGAACGAAAATCCCGAAGACTACACCTTCATCTTTGCGACGGTCGACGACAACACACACATGTTGGAACACTCGCCGAACTACCTGCGAATGCTGGCCCAGATGCCGACGGACCTTAAGTTGGCCTACCGCTACGGAAACTGGGATGCCATAGGCGGCGGTTTTTTCAAAGAATTCCAGTTCCAGACGCACATGCAGGCACCGTTTAAAATACCGGACCATTGGCCCCGGTACCGCTCGTTCGACTACGGCCTTGACTGCTTCGCCTGCATCTGGTGGGCGGTCGATACGGATGGCAGGGCATGGGCCTACCGGGAGATTGAGGAGAAAGGCCTGATCGTGAAGAAGGCGGCGCAGGTTTGCTTGGAGAACAGCCCGTCTCACGAGAACATTCAGGCGACCTACGCCCCGTGGGATATGTGGGCAAGGTCGAAAGAATCCGGCAAGACGATGGCAGAGATGTTCCTGACGAACGGCCTGCCGATCATTCAGGCACCAAGGGACCGCGTTCAGGGCCACATGGCGATCAAGCACATGATGTCCCAGATGCCGCTGAAAGACCCGTACCTGATCGACCTGTTCCCGAAGGGGAAGGCACCGGCCACCCTTCCGGGGCTGATGCTATTCAACGATCTGACGAGTTTTGCAGAGGACCTGCGAGACATTCAGACAGACGAGAAGAACGTCAACGACTGCGCCAAAGAACCACACGAGGTGACCCATACGGTAGATGCCTGTAGGTACTTCTGTATCAGCAGAACGATGGCGGCGATCAACCCGGAGAAGGCAAAGAAGAGGACGTTCGAGGATATGCTCGACGAGAAGGAAGAAAACTACGACAGCTATATGTGCGGCGGGGAGCCGGACGAAACATACATGGCAAGCTGAAAGGAGAACGAGATGATTGCTTGGGAAATAGTCATAACGATAGGCGTTATTTCGCTGATCGGGATTTGCGGGGCTTTGGTCGGAACGGCAGAAACGCTGAAGCATAAATGCGCCGAGCTGGAACACAGGTACATTGCACTGGAAGAGTGGGCCGAAGACTGGCTGAAACGACTGGAGCAGAAGTGTGAGGCGAACGAGGACCATATCGCCAGACTCACAGCAAAGCTCGTGGCGATGGAAGACCTGCTGCCGAAGACCGGCAACGGCGAGATCATCCGCAATCAGATTCTCCTGCAGCAGATGAACGACGAAATGGAACGCAGTCTGAGGATGGAGAAGGAATGGAACGATGGCGTCTCAGCCATCCTGAACTACGGTAAACCGATAACTGAGGTGAACAAGAATGAGTGAGGAAGGACTGGGCCTCTTCGCGGGCAAGGACGAGCCTTCTGTCGAGTGGGGCTGGAAGCACTACGAAAGATCGGTCCAGTATAACCAGTCGATCAACCTGTACGAGACAGTCAAAGCAAATGAGAACTTCTACATTGGCAAGCAATGGGAAGGCGTAAACGCCAACGGGCTGCCGACGCCGGTCTTCAATATGCTGAAACGAGTCTGCGGTTTTACGGTCGCGAACCTCGTTTCGGACAACATCAAGATGACGGCGACGCCGATGGCAAGTTACCCGGAAGACGACAAGCTGATCGACCCGGTTCGCATTATCAATGACGAGTTCGAGACCCTCGCCGAGCAGAACCGGCTGTCGTCCCTGACAAAAGAGTTCGCAAGGGATGCTGCGGTCCGAGGCGACGGGTGCATCTTTACATACTGGGACGAGAACGCCAACGCCGGGCCAAATGGCAAGGGCAGAATCCGGTCCGAGATGCTGGAAAACACCAGAGTGTTTTTCGGCAATCCGAACGACCGGCGCGTTCAGGACCAGCCGTGGATTATGATCTCCAAGCGCGAGATGATCAGAAACGTCAAGCGCCGCGCTAAGGCGAACGGCATCGAAGACTGGGAGCAGATTATGCCGGACGACGAACGCGACGACGCGATGGACTCGGTGAAAAACACCGACGACAAGGTTACAACTATCCTGCTCTTGTGGAAGGACGACGACTCCGGCGATGTGTGGGGTTACGAATACTGCCACAACTGCGTGATCAAAGAGGCGTGGAATCTCGAGATTCGCCTCTACCCGATAGTCTGGCTGAACTGGGACTATGTCGCAGACAGCTACCACGGGCAGGGCATGATCACAGGCCTGATCCCAAACCAGATATTCGTTAACAAGAGCTGGGCTATGTCGATGCTTTCGATCATGCGCTCGGCTTGGCCGAAGACGGTATACGACAAGACGAGAGTCAGCCACTGGGACAACAGAGTCGGCGGCGCCATTGGCGTAGCCGGTAACGTCGACAGCGTAGCAAAGATCGTAGACCCGGCCACGATCTCGCCGCAGGTATTCCAGTATATCTCGGCTGCGGTGCAGCAGACAGAGGAAAGCCTCGGCGCCACAGAGGCTGCGCTTGGCGAAGGCAAGGCCTACAACACATCGGCCATCCTGTCCCTGCAGAAGGCTTCGAGCACGCCGCAGGAGTTAACCAAGCAGAACCTGTACGCGCAGGACGAAGACCTCGCGAGAATCTGGCTCGAGTTCATGGCGCACTACTACGGCACCAGACGTGTTGACATGCCGTTGACAGACGAGATGAGGAACCTGTTCGAACAGAAGCAGGAGCTCGACGCGGCTGCCGGTATGCCGGTTCAGGAAATCCCGGAGACCGTGCCGGTTGACTTTGACTTCAACACGCTGCAGGACCATCCGTTCTCGGTGAAGATCGACGTGGGCGCCAGCTCGTACTACAGTGAGATCGCGTCTCTCCAGACGCTGGACAACTTGCTCCTGAACGGGCACATCAATGTGGTCCAGTACCTCGAGAGAATCCCGGACGGCAACGTCGCCGGTCGCCGGAAGCTGATTGACGAAATCAAACAGCAGATGGAACAGCAGCAGCAACTGCAGGAACAGCAGATGATGATGGAGCAGCAGGCAGCGATGGAGCAGCAGGCTGCAGCCGCAACGCCGGAGATTGCGGAAAACGAGCAGACGCAGGAAGCAAAGAGCACCGGTTTCAAGGAGCTCGGTGAAGCACTGAGATCAGTAGAACGCAGACAGCAGGGGTGAGTTAGATGGCAACACTTCAAGACACCATGAAACAGCGGCAGTCGGATATCAACGCCAAAGTCAAGGGCGTATACGACAGCCAGTACAACGCACAGGCCGCGCAGTTGAAAACCGCCTATGACAAGAACCTCTCCGACGCACAGGCGGCTCAGGCAAAGATCGCACCGGCAGCGCAGACACAGGCGAACCAGCTTGGCGTTAACAATTTCCGGCAGGTAAGGAACGCCAACATGCAGGCGCTGAACACCGGCCTCGGGACCGGGACCGCAGTTCAGCAGCGGGAAGCGTTCAACCGGATGTATCAGAACAACTTTGCCAAACTGAGGGCTCAGGAAGCTGCAGACCTGACGACAGCCGGGCAGAAGATCGTCGACCTTGGCACGCAGTACCGGGCTGACCTGAACGCTGCACAGGCCGAGGCGGAGAACAAGAAGGCGCAGGCGCTGCTCACCGAGCAAAACAGCCTGAATGACTGGTACGACCAGCAGGCAAAGATACGCGCCGGATACGGAGACTTCTCCGCTTACGAGTCCCTGTACGGAACCGCTGCAGCGAACCAGATGAAGGAAGTCTGGATTATTCAGAACCCGGAAGCCGCACTCGGCGCCGGGCTGATTAACAAGAAGAAGTACAAAAAGATTACCGGGCACGATCCCGGTACAAAGTGAGGTAACTGGAAATGGCGACGGTACAGGACCAGTTCAATACCAGAGAAAAGGAATCTCAGGCCAACATCAAATCCACTTATGACACGGCCCTTAACACCCAGAAACAGGGCCTGCTCGATGCCTATAATGCCAACACCGCCGCGCAGGAACAGCAGGGGCAGGACATCCGCAAAAACTACGGGATTGCTTCCGCTGACGTCGGCGTACAGAACGCCCGAGAAGCCCGGAACACCGCACAGTTTGCAGACGTTCGCGGCGTCAACACCGGCATGGGCAGTCAGCATCAGCTTAACCTTGCCGGTGCTGCAGCGCAGTCAAATGCAGTTATAGACTTTGCAAGACAGCAGGCGCTGGAAGAGAACGAGCGGCAGAAGCAGCTCATGACCTCGACCTACCAGAATCAGGTGCAGGCCGCGGTTGCAGACAACGACTATAAGCGTGCGGCTGCTCTCCTTGACGACTACAAGAACCAGCGCAACTGGCAGGAGCAGCAGGCCCAGATTCTTGCGAGCTATGGCAACTTTGACCCATATGCCTCGCTGTATGGACAGGACGCGGCGAACGGCATGCAGAGCGTTTGGAACGCGCAGCATCCTGAAGAGGCGTACCGTCTCGGACGGATTGATGCAGAGACCTACAAGAACATCACCGGTAAATACCCGAGAGGCTATACACCGCCGAGCACAGGTGGCTGGGGTTATTACTATGGTGGTAGCGGCACCGCAAAAGAGCAGGAGTACAAGCTCGCCGGTAAGGTCGGCTTCAAAGAGCCTCTCGTCCAGAATAAGGGCCAGCGCAGACCGGTTACGGGTAAGACCACGGTTACGCCGGACGCTTACAAGAAGGCGCAGCAGGCGAAGGCAGCATCTCCCGCCGGGGCTGTTCAGGCATATAACAACAATCTGGCTTATGCGGCACAGAGGGGCGTCCCCATCAAGAACTTTTAAGCCGGGGGTATAGGAATGGGCAAAATAGCAAATGCCATTAAGACCATAAAAGAGACGCAGCAGAGACAGACGAACGACTACATTCGTCAGGTCGCGCCTCAGAAGGCAAATCAGAATATCGCCAAGACCACGGCCAACAAGCAGGACGTCGAGAAGAGCCAGAAGTACAACTACGCCCAGAATGCCGAGCTGCAGAAGCAGGCGCAGCAGCAGAAGAAGCAGAAGACCCCGCAGGAGCAGCGCGAGCAGAAAAAGCAGGACCTGAAAGAGAAGCAGCTTAACCAGCGGGACATGACGTCCGATGAGAAACTGAAAGCCGGTAAAGAACGTGCTGCAGCGAGAGCCGTCAATTACACCGAGGAGGCCAATGCCCTTGAGCGCGAAGCTCGGACCAAGGCCGACATCTATGTAGACGGTATCTACATGGGCACGGACCAGACCGTTCTCGACGAATACGGCAAGCGCATTCAGCATCTTCGCGATCTCGCAGCCAACGATCAGGCATACGCCGACACGACTCACACGGACAAAAAGCGCGACGAGGCTGTAGCTAAGTACGAGGATGCTGCCGCTACCGAGCAGGCGATGGCCGGTTACGCCACAGACCCGCTGAGTGCACAGGCTGTCGATCAGGCCCGGGTAGCCAGAGAGCAGGCCGAGGACGAGGTCAAGGAAGAGAACCGCAAGAAGGGCAATGATGTCTATGCGGGGCTCGGTGAAGAGGCTGCATCCAGAGACGCTGTCGAAGGCTATATGGGCGAGCGCATGTCGACCTACGGCGACGTGCTCGGCACCGCAGCCGAATGGGCCGACCAGAAGAAGCGGCAGCTCGATGTGTGGGCAGACACGACTCTCCCGACAAGCCACGCTGCGCCGGAAAACAGGGGCGCCCTTGGAGACTGGGGCGCTGCAGTATTTGAAAACTCCGGCAAGGTCGGGGAACAGGCACAGGCAGACTGGGCTGACGCCACCAGCAACATGACCGAAGCAGGGCAGTACGCTGCTGGCATCGGGAAGACTATAGCGAATACCGCAGAAGACATGGTGCTCAACATGATGCTGCCGGGATCAGGCCGCGTTATGATGGGCCTTCGTGCTGCAGGCAGCGGCGCAAGAACGCAGGCCGGTCGCGAGAGGAACGACATCGACGCAAGGATGACGAAAGCATTCCTCGACGGCGGTGTAGCGTACCTGTCCGAATGGCTGGGCGGCGGCGCGGAAGCGGCCTACGGCAAGTCGGTCATCGGCAGGATGATCAACCAGTGGGCGAACGCCAGAGGCCTTGGCTCACTTGCTAGGCGCGCCCTTAATACAGAAGGCCTTGAAGAAGGCCTCGAATACGGCCTCGGCTATGCCGGTGACCGCATCCTCGGACTCGTTGATGCTGGCGACAGCTTCTGGTCCGACTGGGATTGGCGCGAGTTCGGCGAGAACGTCGTTGTCGGCTATTTGATCGGCTGCATTTTCAACGGCACCGTCGGAGACGAAGAGTATCCGGCAAAGCGCATTGAAAATGTGATTGACGAGGTCATCGATAACAAGGTAGCCGAGAAGATGGCGAACGGCGAGCTGGACGCGAGCACCCTCGTGCAGGCCGCCCTGTCTACGCCGAGCGAGAACGTCAAGATCGGCGGCCAGAAAAGCACCACAGCCGAGACTCTCGAGCGTGCTCAGGCTGAAGCGAGCGGCGACATTGAGAACGTCGGCACTGTAGTCTCTACCGGCACCGACGAGATGCAGGAATCCCAGAACGAAGTCATTGCTCAGATTCAGAAGCGCAAATCCGTCACGCCTGCAGAGGCGCGGCAGATCGCCAGAGACCCGGAGCTCCGCGCAGAGTTCGAGAGAACCTACGGCGTAGATTTGGAAGGCAAGGGCGACACCGCCACTCAGAAGGCCATCAAGGATGTCGTCAACGAAGTGCGAAGCAGGGAAGAAGCCCGGTCAGAATTCGGCGAGATTCCCGATGCAAGACCCGGCTTTGCCGAACCGGAAGAAGGCCCGACCAAGGGCCGCAGAGAATACGACAAAGCTCAGAAGGCGAAGCAGGACGTCGTAGACATCCTTGCCAAGGATACTATCAGCAAGAAGGATGTCAACAAGATCGTTAACAGCGACCTGATGTGGGCAGCTCTCGAGGACGCAACAGGCCTAGACCTGAGCAATAAGGGCCGCACCGCGAAGAACGTCGAAGAAGCATTCAGAGAAGCCAAGAGCAGCCTTCGCGACGTTAACCCCGCAGAAACGCTTTCTGAGGCCGCTACGGGCTCTAAGGGCGAAGGGAATGTAAATTCACGTCCTGAAGGAACAAACGCCGTAGAGGGCGGTTATAACAGCACAGAATCGAAAGCAGCGCCCAAGGCTGATACTCCGCGTGCAAAGGTAGGCAGCGGCACTGTATCGTATGACGGTGCCATCCTCGACGGCAGGGAATACAAGGGCGTGAACAAGTCCAGTCTGAACACCAAACAGCTCAGGCAGGTCGAGGCGCTGGGACAGCTCGCAAAGACGACCGGCGTGAACATTACGTTCTTCCAGTCTCAGACCAACGCGGAAGGGAAGTACACGGGAGCTAACGGCGCATACAGGGACGGCACTCTGTATCTGGATGTCAACGCCGGTCTGGACGAGGTACTGCCTGACGGAAGCACCGTCGGCGACGTTGCCATTATCCGCACCGCAGGTCACGAGCTGACACACTTCATCCAGCAGTTCAACGAGACCGAATATAACAAGATTAAAGATTATATAGTCAAGACTCTTGCCGAGAAGGAAGGCGTTGCAGGCCTTGACGAATTGATCGCGAAAAAGCAGAAGATCGCGGAGCGAAACGGCCACAAGCTGAGCAGACCCGGGGCTATCGACGAAATCATTGCCGACGGCTGCGAAATGATGTTGAAGGATAGTACTGCTGTGAAAACTCTAGCCAAAGAAGACCCGACTCTCGCGCACAAGATCGCCCGCTGGATTAAGCAGTGGACGAGGAAACTCGAGGCCGCCTTTCAGGGCGTTGATGCAAAGTCTGCAGAAGCTAAGGCGCTCAAGGATAGCGTAACAAAGATTCAGGAAATGTGGGACAGCGCGCTGGTCGGAGCGGCGTCGAACCAAAAAACGGTATCCAGCGGTATCACCGGCGGCGTGAAGATCAACGACAACGCGGCTGATGGCGACGTCGCCGTCGACGCCAGCCCGGTTGTAAGCGCACTCCAACCAAAGAACGGGAGCTCCCTTATCCAATATCAGGAGCGCACGGAGCAGGAAGACCTGCCAAAACAAATATTCACCGTCAAAGGGGAAAGCAGAATGCTGACCGACGAGAACGGTGAAAATGTGAATATGTCCGTTCGAGATATACGGAATGCTGTCGCTCAGGCAAACGGGATTAGCGCGGATGAAATTGCCAAGGTAAACACATTCCTCGACCAAGTGGGAAAGAAGATGAAGGAGTACAATCTGAAGTACCGCTTTGTCGGCCTGCAGGATATTGAGAACGCTACGATTCTTCTGGACCGCAACGGGAACATCGTTCTGTCCGCTATGGTGAAGAACGACGAGTATGCGGTGAATTTTGACTTCACCAAGCTCTGCAAGAAACGTCAGGCGCTGCAGCAGGTGATCGAAGTGCTTGCCCGGGAAAAAGGAAGGGCAAGCGAGAACGGTACGACAGAAGTCGACCTGTCTGCAGAAAACGTCCAGAAGATTAATGAAATGCTCGCTTCCGAAGGGGTGGAAACTAACTGCCTTGGCTGCTTCGTAGAAGCGAAACGAGCGAATCAGCAGCAGCTAAACAGCTATATCCTCGATGACTGGAACGCGATTGTAGACGAGGTCGCGCCCGACGCCGAGTATTTTCACTTTGCGGACGCGGAAGGCGACGTCAATCTTCACGACAGCGCGGAAGACAAAGCAGCATTTGCCGCATATCGCGAAGCGCTCAGAAAGCTGACCGCGGAGAGAAAGAAGGAAGGAAAGGGCGTTACTCCGGCCATGAAGGCCAGACTCCTGATCGAGAATGTACCGGCGGCCCGGAAGAAGCTCACCTACTCTGACCTTGGGACGGAGCGCGGCAGGACCAGACTGCATCAGGAGTTCCCCGAAATTGACAGCTTTGCGAAAGCGAGACTTGGAACGGCGAGCTTCAAAACGGTTGAATCCTTTGCTCCATACAATGCGGAAGTCGAGCTGCTTGGCCAGAAATCCGTAAAAGTAAAGGACGGAAAGCTGATCATCCAAAAAGACGATGGCAGCCTGAAAAGGGAGCTGGCCAAAATTGGCGGCGCCCGGTCTCAGAGCTTCTCGGACTTCATTATCTCCCATGTTTACGATGTGCTGCAGAAGACTGCAGGGCTTGCCTCGCGCGGCCTTCCGGGGCACACCTACACCAAGGAAATCAGTAGAGCAAGCCTGTTCGGCAAGACCGGTGAAAAGCATAACATGTCCATCCTGTTTGAAGTGGACCCGGATGTGGATTCTTGGAGCGCGGGTCTTACGAGGAGCGGAAACTACTTCGTCGGAGACTATCAGCACTTCATGCTGCCGGAAGGGCAGGAAGGTAAAGCGCACTTCATTCAGTCTATCGGATTCGAGGACGCCAAGAAGCTGCAGAACACGGATGGATACAGCAAGAACTGCGGCATCATCGCGGTGCCTCTCTCTTACCGGGCATACAAGAAGGCGCTGGCTGACCCTGACGTTCGCATGATTATCGGCTATCACTCTTCCGGCATGCCTGTTGAAGTCAAGAGTAAAACGCACTACGACAAGGCCGCGGACTATCAGCCCGTACAAAACACCCAGAAGGTCGTCCGGCTGGCCAAACCGAATTATGAGATTCCTGAAGACATCCCGAGCTATGCTACGCCCCCGTCCGACGTAAAGCCAATCAACGGTGAAAGCAAGACGATAAAGTCTGACATGACCTTCGACATCAAGGGAAGGTTTGAAGAGCTCTCTGCCGGAAAGACCGGGGATGCCAGAACGGCGGCGGCGAAACAGACGCTGCAGGAATTTCTGGACTTCATGAATGAAAACGGGCTTACCGCAGTGACCGCCAAGGCTGAAGGCGGCTACGGGAAGTTTGCGCTGTACGATGACGTGGAGAAGACCAGAGACCCATACCTGACGGCTGACCACTACATCGAATACTGCATCGAGAAGGGCGAGCTCCC